CTGGCCCCACAGGGACTGGCCCCACAGGGGCTGGTGCCCTCGGCACTGGCTCCTTCGGCGGCCTGGGCGCCCCCGACCTCGCCGCAGCAAGCAACGCTGGAGTCTTCGGTCCAGCGCCTTCTCGGCGCCCAGGCCCAACACCACCAGCAAGAACTGGAGCAGGCGTATCAACTCGGGGCCGCTCGCGTCGCTCAAGCGGCGGCGCAAACGCCCCGCGGCGATAACTTCCTTGACAACATCTCCAATGAGTCCTTGGAGGTCCTGGAAGCTTTTGGCCCGGAAGCGCCCAACAATCTGAATACTTACGCCTGTCAGATCGAGGACGCTTTTGTTCAGGCTCTGCAGCATCAGCACGATCAGGCCCAGGCCCTCGCAACTCAACATCAGTACATCGAACACGTCCATGGAGTTCTGGCCGCCGCTAATCAAGATCGAGAAGCGATGGTCAAAATTCTTTCTGAGCCTGCAATCCTTGCGGATTACACCCAGAAGTTCTTCGGCCCCGATGGGCCCATGCCTATCCAAACGGAAGGTGAGCAGGCCCGCGCCGCTCTCGCTGCCGGCATGGTGACTCCCGATGGTCCGCTGCTCTCCGGTGGCGTTTTGATGGAAACTCCCCTGGAGCGCGAAATGGCCGCCCGCGCCCAGCAGGCCGCGGCTCAGCTCGCACCCCAGGGCGCACCCTCTGGATACCAGCGGCCCCGGATGCCCATGCCTCAGCCCGGTACTGGCGCCGGCTTCTCCGCCGCCGACGCTGGTTCGTTCTGGGCCCAGTTCTCGCAACTCATGGAAACTCGGCCGGAAATGGGGCACCTGATGCTCGCCAACGCCCACCCGGAGGCGTTGCGCAGCAAAGTCCTGATCGCCGAGGGTTGAAATGGCAGCCAACTACAGCGCACGGTTTGGTAAAGAAGTTCGCTCGCATCTACGGGATAGCTCCCACGGTCCCTACGACCTACTGAATGAGGAGCTGTCAATTCTCAAGGCCGCCCGCAACAACCTCGGTGCCAAGCCGCTCGGGGTTATTACCGACAGCACCGGGAATCCCTATGACGTTTTTGCTCAAAACGGGCAAGACTACGAGTCGCTGGCCCGTGATGTTCTTAACGGCCCAGCGTCACCTCGCTTTGAAGATCGTGCTGCCTTTGATGATGCGGTCGCGGATTACCTCGGCGTTGGCGCTCTGACCCCAAAGAACCAGGCTAGTTTTGTCGCTGATGCCAACGCCGCCGCCAAGGTGGCCGGCTCTGCTCGGCGGGCGATCATGGGCGGTGCCGGCCATGCCCTCGCCAATGCTGGCGCCGCCCTGACCACTGCCGAAGGGCCCGCCCTGCGCAACACCCTCGCCGCCCTTGGTGTCACGGAGGAGCGGCTGCAGGCCCGCTACGGCAACGGGCTCGATCTGGCTGCGATCGGCCAGCAGATGCTCGCCGAAGACGCCGCGATCCGCACCGCCGCCCTCAAGCACCTTGAGCTGCGGGCCGATCAACTTGCTGCCTCCTATGGCGCTGCTCCGGCCGCGGCAATGAAAGCCGAGCTTGCTGCTCAACTCGGTTCCTCCGATCCCGCCGCTCACGACGCGGCTTTTGCCAGCCTTGGTCTGGACCGGGAAGCAATCCGTCGCAACCTTGGTTTTGACGCCAGCCCCACAGGGGCCAACCCCACAGGGGCCAGCCCCACAGGGGCCAACCCCACAGGGGCCAACCCCACAGGGGCCAGCCCCACGGGGGCGGACCCCACAGGGGCCAACCCCACAGGGGCTGGCGTCAAGATCACGGTTGACACCCCTCGCTCCGCAACCCCGCCTTACCTCCGGGATCTGCCGTTCTGGGCCCACGGCCTCGGGCTGACAGCAGCTGGGGCCGGCTATGGCGCCCTTGCCTATCACCTCATGGCCAACGGCGGCCAACAGCCCAGCAACGCCGGCTACAACAAGGCCATGCAAGACATGGCTGCTTATTGAACATTCGTTCTTCCTTCAATCCAATGTCAATTCGCAACCGCAGCAGGCTCGCCGGCAATCCCGCCGCTTCCTCCGATCTCTCCGCAGCCGAGATGCAGGCCATAATGGCCGAAGCCGGAGGCTCACCCCATGGGGGACAGCCCCACGGGGGTCATGCTCCGGCGGTGGCGCCTACTGCCGGAGCGTGGACGCCATCGCAGCCGATCCCGCCCACCGGCCACCAGACACCGATTGACTCTCCGGTGATGGCTCCGCAGGCGGACCCGGCCACCACGGCGGACTATGCCGCCCAGGGCGCTGCGCCTTTCACTGATCCAACGCCAACTCCTGCGCCAGGCTCTGCTCCCAACACCTGGCAGTCCGCCTGGCAGCCGGCCTACGACCTCTACGGCCGCGCTGGGGCAATGGGCAATGGTGATCTTTCCCATCCGCCCGTCAGCCAGGCCCTGATCAACGGCATCGAAAATGATCCGTCGATTCAGTTGGCTCGCACAGGCCCTGGGTTCACTGGCGGCAGCCGTGGAGATAATCCCACCTTGGCCACTGAAAGAAAGGTGCCATCGCGGGCAGGGATCAGCAATTACGCAAAGAGATTGCTTCATCCGGCAGTAGCCGCCCAGATGGAACAGGTGGAGGCAGCAGTAAACAATCGCCAGATGTTTGATGAGCTTGACCGCTACAAGGGTGGCTATGACCTCCTTGGGCGGCCCGTTGACACCCTCTGGAACCTCCCTCTCGGCGGCCATGGCCGCGCCATGGCCGAAAACATGGGAGCCGATGAGAGAATGGCCAAAGGTGTCGAGCGCGCCCTGGCCGGCTTGCTGTCCACGGGCGTAGGCGTTCCCGCCTTCATGGCCGCCTACAATGGCCTGTCCGGTGCTACTTCGGCTGCGGCGGCAGATGCCGCCTATTGAAAATAGACTGGGGGGACCGTTGACAGCCCCCGCCGGGGCAGGCCGTTGGACCGTTTCGCTGCCAGCCCCGAGATCGTCAACGCCATCGCCCGTCACTACGGCAGCGATGGCGTTCCGCCTGCCGCTGCTGGCCACCTGGCGGCCGAAACCGTCAGCCATCCCGATGACATCGACACATCGGTTGAACGGTTTCAGCAGTTTTTTGATAACTACAAATCCAAGGGATTTGATCCAGCCATCGCTCAACATCTGGCGGTCGAAGCCCTAGAAACAAATTCGGCGCCAAGTGAATCCAGGCGCTTTCAGCTTTTGAACTCGGAGGGTTGACCAATGGCACCTCGTCGTTTTGCCGGTGCTGATGCAGCAATCAGAAGCTGGTATGGCTTTCTTACTGGCAGTGGCGTCACCAGGGCTTCGGGGGGCAAGATCCAGCCGCTTTCGCGTAACTCCGCTCTCGGCTTTATTGGCAACCTGGGCCATGAATCAGCTGGGACATTTGGCGATATTGTCGAGCACGGCTCCGGCGCAGGCCGCGGCGCCCTCCAGTACACCGGAGCGCGTCGTGGGCCCTACGATGCCGCCCGCGCTGCGGCAGTCAAGCAGGGAATTGATCCCAATTCCATGCAATTCCAGCAGCAGTATTTTGCCAAGGAATACACAAACAACGATCTTGCCGGTTGGACCAAGGCGTTTGACGGCAGCCCCAGAAACGCCAGCCTGGAAGCTGAGGCCGTTCGCTATCGCAGGCAGTACCTCCGCCCCGCTGCTGGCCTGGAGCATGACGATGGCCGCATCGCCTGGGCCAAGCGAGCTGCCGCCCTGACGGGTGGCTCTACTGGAGCGGGCCCCACTGGGGCGGGCCCCACTGGGGCGGGCCCCACTGGGGCGGGCCCCAGCGGGTCCACCCCAGACCTCGGCGGTGCCCTGCAATCCATCGGCAGTGCCATCGGCCAGATGCCAGGCATGGTGATGAATCAACTCCTGGGCCAGCGCAACCAGCAGGGGCAGGGGGCAATTTTGACGCCCGCTGATCTGCTTGGCCCCAGCCAGCAGGCAGCCCAGCGCCAGCTGGATTGGATCCTTGGCCGCCGCCGGCCCGATGGCTCTGGATCTGGCGGCTAGAGCGCCGCAGAAGGCCGCTGCAGCAGGGCATTCAAGTTGGCGGCGCCGGGGTCTACTCCCCCCATCATCTGCCGTGCGGCCTCTTCTCTTTGGCGGGCCTTGTCCCTGCTGCGGCGCCGATCAACCCGCACCGGCAGCTTGAACTTGGCGGCCAGGCATTCCGCTTGGCCGTGCCAGGTGTTCTCCAGTGCCGCCAGCAGATTGGCGGTGGCGGCTTGATCGAAATAGAGCATTGGAGCGTCCGATGTCCGCTGGCCCCGGCCGATCGTCCCCCTGCTGCCGGTCAAGGTCGAGATCCAATCTCGGATCAGCGCGGCTTCCCCCTCTGAATACTTGCCGAGGTTGAGCCGCCCACTTCCAAACGCTGCATTATTCGCTGTCAGGATCCTGCCGCGATCTGCCCATAACGACGCAATCCCTTCTGCGCCCAGTAGCGCCAGTACGGAAGGCGTGAGCAAAAAGCCGTCGGAGTACAGCAAGTTATGAGCGATCTGGAATGACACGCTTGAAACCCGTAGCCGCCATTGGCCGGCGCTCGCACCGCCTGCAGCGCTTTGGCTGTAATCGTGGAATTTTGGTTCTTTGATTGTCGGCAGATACAGCCTTAGTCGCCGCCATTGGTAGTAGACCAGCTCGGACATCACGGCGGGCTGGTGGATCTGCAGCGAAATGCTCCGATTGCACGGGCAAAGCGAGCCCCGGCCCAGGCAAAACGCCAGGGCGAGCTTGGTCAGGGCCACGCCCTCGTCGGGGTTCAGCCGGGTTCGGGTGTACGGCATTGGCTTCCAAAAATCTCTACACAAGCTGAAGGTATCTACCTTCGCTGCAGAAGCACAGCTTGTTTGCTCTGCTTGCAATCTTTCAATTTTGACTTAACGGAGTTTTTGCAAAATGTGGTTGGAAACGGATTTTCCCCTGATTATGGGCGCGGAGCTTTACCGCCCTTCTCCAACGTATGTTGCTGAGCTGGCAATTGAGCCGAGCATTGTCCACGATTTCGGCAAACAGCCCGGTCAAACTGTTCAGCTGGATCGCTATAACTTCTGGGGGAACCCTGGATCCAAGGAAAGCCGCCGTCGTACTGCCGATCAAACGATTGGTACGGCCTCCAGTCGTTCCGTCACCAAGCAAAAAGTGCTGGTGACACTGGACGAGTTCACCGGCCCTGCAGATTCCTCTGATCCAGACCAGCCCAGCACCTTTAAAGTCTCGCGTCAAAATTTAATGACGGCGCAGAGAATGCTATTCGATACTGGAAACATAGGGCTGTTTCACAACTCCATTGGCAGCATGACGCTGCTGAACGATTATCGCCAATGGCGTGATCGTGTCTTCCTGCTTGAACTCTACAAGTCCTATAGCCGTGGCAAGGCCGACTCCACCCAAGGCGGTTACTATTTCCCTGGACATCTATCGGAGAGCGAGCTGACTGTCCCCGGCTACGATATTACCACCGCAGGCGCAACTGATCGCGCTAAATTCTCCGTCAAAGAGGATTTACTGCAGGTTGTCAAGGATCTTGGCGAGCGCCATGTTCCTCGCTACATGGACGGATATTACCGTTGCCTGTGCGATCCAACGTTTATGATGCACATGCGTCAGGACAGCGATTTCAGGGAAATTGCTCGCTATTCCGGCAACGGCATCATCAATCCGATGGCGCCCTACACCCAGCCGAACGCCAGCAATTACCTTGGCATGGGGCCCGCCTATGGCCAGGCCGGCTCCGTGGGCGGCTCTCCTGCCATGCCCACCGGCTTCCTGTTTGAAGGCGTGAGATTCTTTGAATCCACCAACTTCCCCAACTACTCCCACGAAGTCGCCATCAACGGCGCTCGCGGATTCACGGGGAACACCCCCAAGGAATGCCCGACGGCTGTTGGCATGTTCTTCGGGATGCAGGGGATCGGCGTTGGCATCGGCGGCCAAAACGCTCAAGTCCTGATCAACAACAATGATGACTTCTCTCGTTATATCATTTTGATCTGGGCTCTTTATGCTGGCTTTGAGGTGCTGAATTACGATTTCACCACCGTTGCTCACTCTTTCCAGTATTCGCCTGCTTGATTTTTCTAGCCCTTATCCCACCTTCCCATTGTTGCTGTCATGGCTGAATCCTTAAAGAAAGTCTATCCAGGTAACTGGATCACGCATATTTCCGCCTGGCCTTACCCCAACGCCGATTTCAAGGCAAACAAGCGTGGCGTTGGCGATCCCCGTGACCGCCAGCAGCAAGCCATCCTCTACATGCCTGGCGTCTGCGCCATCCAAAAGGTGGGCCATGTCTTCATCGACACCCCCCTGGATGCTGCCGCCACCGCCACCGTCGGTTACGACGTGATTATCGGCAGCCCGGACACCCGCTCGGCTGACAAGCCCAGGGCCGATGTCAAGGGGTTGTTTGTGCCCGAGGGCTCCTGGCTCTACCGGCTTGGATTCCGGGTTTGCTCCGTCACCGATCAGCCTGGATTCTCCACTGCTGGCCCCAAGGACCCTCTCGTTCCCGCCCGCTCCGGTCTCTTCGCCAACCCTGACGCCGAGATGTGGCTGGACTCGGGCAATGTGACCGGGGTAAGTGGCGCTCCGCCGGCCGGCATCGCTGCTGCCAGATCCGCCAGCGGCCCGCTTGACGTAGACGTCGTATCGGGCGAATTCATGCCCTCTTCTGTTGAAGTCACGCTGCCGGTGCCCGTCTCCACCGCCAACGATCAGACGTTCAAGCTCTATGTCTCCAAGGGCGGCATGGGAACCACCTTCCTCGGCGGGATTTATCTGGTGGTCGAAGCGTGCTACATGGCGCCTGATTCTGTGCCCGATTTGGACACGATCCACTTGCCAGGTGCTCGCTACTCTGGTTTTACCAGCTGAGGTCGTTTCCGGTAGTTCGTTTACAGCGCGGCCTCAAGCCGCGCTTTTTCGTGCAGCTCCGCTGGCTCCTCCTACCCTGGCTGAAGTTCATGGTGCTATTTTGGCCGCGATGTTCCTGGATCGCCGCTCTGGCAAGCGAGTGGCCCAATGTGGAGGCATCAATTCAGACGGATTGATGATGGTCAAGGGTGCCGATGGCGTTCCCTATTACGTCAACGCCTCTAATCTTGTGCCCTGCAATTCCGATGGGGCCCCTGATTATTCCGGTCAAGTGGCCGCTGGCTCCACAGCGGAAGACGATCCCATCCCCGTTGCCGCCGTGCCGGTGGTCGAAACTCGCCTCAACCTCAATGTCGCCTCGGCAGAGGATCTGGCCCGCGCCGTTCCGGGGATGGGCTATCGCGTTGCCAAAGCGGTCAAGGCGCTTCAGACCACGCTTCCCGGCGAGCGCTTCACCGCTATGGATCAATTGCGGCCCGTCAGCCCTCGGACCAACTGGGATGAAGTAATCGAATCCAACACCTTCTATTTGGGATAGCGCCATGCGCCTTGACGACGCCAGTATCAGCCGCGCCGCGTTTCACCTCGGCATGAACGTCGGCAGCCAGATCCCTGCTGGCGACATGGCCCGTTTCCTGGAGGCCTGCAACCGGGTGCCCGATGAACACTGGTTTTGGCGGATCGTCTCCCAGCTCGATCGCTGTGACCGGGCCTGGGACGCCAGTGAAGTGATGGCCAATGTGGCGGCGACGGGGCAGCTGGCCCCATCGCGCACGCAGCGGATTTTCGGTGACGCCAACCGCTCCATTGAAATCTCTGATCCCCTCAATGCTGACACCCAATACCGCGAAGTGTATCTGAGGGAGTGTGATCGGCTCGCCGAAACTCTCGCAGTTGCTAACTATCGCCGCTCGGAAGTGCGGCGCTTTGCGTTTGAACGTAGCGGCGCCGAATTTGTCAATGCTATCCCTGGCCCCGCCGATACTGCCGTTGCCGGTCGTATCGCTGAACGGCTAGGCTCTCTTGCCACTCGTTAATTCCTTGGCCAAGTCCAGCAAAGCCATCCCCGAATTGCCCGCTCCGGCTGGCTCTTTGAAGCTCTATTGCCTTTTGAACGCAGACGAGTTGCGCCAATCCAGGCGGGACTACGACCAGAAACTTGCGGGTATTATTTTCAACCAACTTCACGAAAAGGACAACCGCCAATGTTGATCGGCCTCTACAGTTCCACGCCGCAGTGCGGCAAGGGCGAAATTGCCGCCTACCTGCAGGTAAAACGAAATTTTAAAATTTACACTTTTGCTGCTCCCCTCAAAAAGATTTGCGTTGAATTCCTTGTAGCTGTTGGAATTCCTCACCTAGACGCAGTTCGCTATTGCTACACCGATAAGGAGGCGCAGATCCCCGGCTTCCCCGATGGCGTCACCGGCCGCCACCTTCAGCGCACCATGGGTACGGACTGGGGGCAGAACTTGGTTGACCCTCTTGTTTGGACCAAAGCGCAGGCGCGATTACTTGACGCCAATGGCGCCGCCAATTGCGTGTTTGATGATCTGCGCGCAGAAGACGAATACGAAATGCTCAGGCAGCGTGGCGCCCTTTTTATTTGGGTGCGGCGCGACAACGCTTACGACGGCCCGCTCTCTTGTACCGACGGCCGGCTGGACGGCTACATCCCTTCTTCCTTTCATGCCATTATTGAAAATAACGACACGATTCCTAAATTGCGCCAACAGGTTGACAATCTTTTCGCAACTCACCCTCAATTCGCTACCTGCAGTCCTTTCAAGGCTGCCGTTTGAATTCGCAGCGCTGCTCCATACCCTGGCTTCAGCGCTTTGCTGCCCATGCCTGCCGGCTACGCCATTTCCGATCTCTTCGATACTTCCGGCGTCCTCTCCCGCCTAATGGGTGGCATGGCCACGGGTGGCATGGCCACGGGTGGCATGGCCACGGGTGGCATGGCCACCTCGCCCTCGATGCCCCCAGAGCGGCAGCCCCCAGGACCGCAGCCCGCCCAGGGGTCGCTCGATGAGCGCCGCCGCCGCGCCTTCCTCGATGCTCCC